CTTCTTCTAAGTGCTCAACTTCGACAATCTTCATAGCTGCTCTGATAATGAGTATGTCCTCTTCTGATTCAAGAACATCAGCAATTATCTCTTCTCCATTAGTAAGTTTAAACTGCTTAAAGTTTAGATTGCTCATAGTGGTACCTTATAAGTCTTGTGGTTAAACTGCTGATTATGATATATTCTAAGACGCTCTTCTCCGTGGAGCCAAGCAAAGTTCTTTCGATTATCCGTACTGATATTATCTATAACATCAAACAGAGTGGTTGGTTCTTCGTTATCCGACTTTCTTAGTCCTCGTCCAATTGATTGTAGAACTCTGATTTGCGATTTCGAAGGAGACGCGAAGATGATATTATGCAAATTACGGATGTTAATCCCAGTACTGAAAGTGCCCAAACTAGCGACGATGATAGCATTTTTCTGTTTCTCCACTATGCCACGAATAGCTTCGCGGTCTGATGTGGCAACACTTCCTGACACGAAAAAAACTTTGCGACTTTCATCAGCTTTATCTTGAATCAAGTCGAATAGAGGTTTTCCATGCTTCTCAACAAAATTAAATAATACAAGGCTGTTGCCTTTTTGATCTATTGCAAGATTGCGTATTAATCTGTTTCGTTTTTCATTTGTAACTATATATTCTATCTCATCCTGATAACTTTTTTGCTCACACTCCCGTCTGGCCTCGCTCGGATAATCAAGAACGAGTCGGTTAATATTAAGTTGAGCGAGAGTACCTGAGTCCTGCAGCTTCTTCGTAGTGGTAACCTTAAACGTTTTACCAAATAATCCCTGAAGCACCAACTCATGTGTTTGAGTACCATCCAAAGTTCCTGTCGTTCCATATCGATACTTTGCCTCCGTCGCTTTGTTCATAATATTCATAAGTGACTTAGACTTAAAGCCATGACACTCATCACCGATAACCATACCAAACTGCTGATACCAATCTTTTGGTAACTTATAAATTGACTGCCATGTACTAATACATATTGCTTGACTAAAAGTTTTATCTTTACCTGAGTATATTCTATGTATAGCTTTTTTGCTGCAGCCGTACTGAACAAAGTCATTATGCATTTGCTCAACCAAAGACGTAGTCGGTACAATAACAAGCACTCGGCCGGCTTCAGGATATCGCAATCCTTCAGTTAACAACTGTAGCCAATACTGCGCTAATACGTAAATGATAAGAGACTTACCACTGCCCGTTGGCGATAACAAAATACCACGAGTTCTGTGTAATGCTTCCATGATTGCAATAAACTGATAATCGCGTGGATCAAAAGGAAGATTCAATGTTTTAATAAATTGAACTACTTCTTTTGGATCTGGCCTTTGCTCTTCTAAGGGTGTACCATACTTTGTTTTGACTAGCTCATAATTATATCCACGGCTTTCAATGTACTTTACTAAGTGGTGAATAAGACCAGCTGGCAGCTCGCCAGTATTTGTATCAAACAAACGTATCTTGCCATCCCAAATTCTACGCTTAAACGCAGGCATCCATTGGTAACCCGGAACAAAGAACGAAAAGAATTCTTTTATCTCAGCCGCTTGACCAAAGTCGCATTCCACATGTAGATTGGCATGGTTTAAGCGCCGGACTCGAATTGCTTCCATTTAATGATATTTCCTATTGTCTGATGTCTCCAATTTAAGTTAGAGACAATCTCATTAAGTGTTTCAACTAGTGTTTTGTAATACTGTATTTTTTCTTCCGACTTTTGAATTTCAGGATCTGAATCGTAATAGTAATTCATATCACCCTTCATTACTTTTAAGCCATTGAATGGATCAGGATCCCAACCGAGTTCTTTTACGGTTTCCATATCCATTTTGCCGTTGTACCATTCCCACTTTTGTTTTAGCAATCTCTGTTGCGTAAACTCTGCACGTTTAAGCAGAAGCTTGCAATTAGCTAGCTTTTCAAGATATTTGGCGTGGAGAAGTGGAGTTTTACGTGAGTCTTCGTCAAGCTGCATAGTAAGTTTACTATCTTCTGACCAGTCGGCCAGAACATCTTTCAAATCAATCATAATGTATCTCCGTCATATAGGATTATCTATACAAGGTCAAAGTTAATAAATCTAAACGTCATAGTGCATGTTAAAAATTCAGTACCGCTTCCAGTAGATTCAAACGATATTCCACCAAGACTTGTAGGCGTGCATTCATTATATCTAATAGATTTTGTCTTATTATTTTGACTGTTTAGTATCGTTAGTGTGATATCTGCGGTAGATGGCGCTTTACCAGCTTTACGGTCTAATGGTCCAGTTAAAGGTTCATCAATTAACCGTTTCATCCAATCATGCATTTCAGTATAAGCTTTCATGTCTTCATCAAGTATGATTGACATTGAGATATCTGAAAAGTCTATAGTGCCACCGGGTAACGGAATATTACGCACTTTTCTAAACGGCATTTCACTTGGTGCCATTGACATATCTGGGTGCTGAAAAGTCTGACAAAAGAACTCAAGGTTTGGATAGTTCTCTCTGTCAATAACTACTTTAAAGCCTGTCGGCATCAAGTAGTTCATATTGGTTGTAAGTTCTGCCATAATAGTTTCCTTATATAGCCTTATTTATACAAAGAAAAAGGCCCCCTCCGAAGAGGGGACCAGTTCTACAATACAGTCCGTATCGCTATCTATTATTAACCTACTATGTGAGGAGGTTGTTGATAGCTGAGATACGATAGTAGCTGTTTGTACGATCTGAAGCCAGACCGTTATCAGGTGTGCTTGATACGTATGGGTTTGATACCATGCCGTAACGAGTCTTGAAGCCGATCCGTGGCTGGAAGTCTTCTTCACCTACGGCTTTGACCATTGTCAAAGGAACGTATGGGCAATAGAAGAGACCTGCATCGTACGGGTTTGTACCCTTATATCCAACAGTGATATAATCACGAGTTGAGTATGGGTCAATGTAAACCTTCGTGCGACCGTTCAGAGTACCGGCGAATGTGTTGCCTGTATCGTCTACGTTCAGGTTAGCAGCAAGAGCTGGTGTGTAGTCCAACATGCCAGCAGCGTTAAGAGCTGCAGCTACATCAGATGAACACATCACAAAGTTACCTTTGCCACGACGTGTCTCTTTTGCAATTGCGTTAGCTTCACGCTCGATCTGCATGATCATGCCTTTGTACTTCTCAACTGACCAGCGACCGTCTGCATCTGTTGACAAGTCAAAGATACCAAGTGTTTGGTTAGATGTTTGGCGTGAACCGATTTTAGCTTGACGGTTAACTGTACGTACAACCTCACGGTTGATTTCAGCCAAGATTTCAGTTGACAAGATGTTTGCCAATTCTGTCTCAGCGTCCAATCCGTGGATTGCTTTAAGGTCTTGAGCAAGCTCGAGTGTGTAGTTAGCCCGCAGTGCGCGTGACTTAGCTGTTACTGTAGCTTTTTCGATTGTGAAGCCCATTGGAGCAATAGTTTCGTTAGAACCTACGCCTAGGAGTTCAGCTTCTGCAGTTGTGTAAGCATCGCCTGCATAAGGTACGTATGAACCGCCTGAATCAACGATTGAAGAATCGCCATCAGTATCGGATACACCAGTCAAGCCAGATGGGCCTGCTGCGCCGTTTGCAGTTACTGCTGAGTCACCTGAGTAGCCGACTGGAGCTTCGTTGAAGAGAGCTTCGTCGCCGCTTGCTACGCCAGCTTTTGTCTTTTGGAAGGTTGACTTCATTGCGAAGATCAAGCCTGTTGGACCAGTCATAGGCTGAACACCACAGATGTCATAAGCAACGAGGTTAGGCATTGCGCGACGTACGAGTGCGATCAGAACTGGATTCCAGTTTGCAGCAGAAGCTACGTTAGTTGTTTCGGAAAGCATGCCTTCTTCTTTAAGTGCAAGCTCTTGGTTTTCCAGAACAGCAGCTGTTACTGCTTTCCGGTGGCTGTCTTGAATAGTTCCAGCTGACTCAGACTCGAGTACTGGTGCCCACTTTTCGACGAGCCGATCGTAAGAAATTACGTTATGCATCTCTATTTGCTCCCTTAGGATTTAGTTTGTCTTTTAATGGCACTCAGATATTGGCCCATGACGTCAGATGTTTCTACTTCCGCATCGAAAGTTTCATCAATCTGATCAGCATCGACTTCGGATCCTGCCGCTTCGTTTTTGAAGTATGATTCTTTTACAGTTGCTACCTTTTCAGCGAAGTTATCGCCAAAATCGATATCAGCTACAAGAGATTTTAACTTCTCGACCTGAGTATCAGCAAGGTCTTTTGTCGCTTCACGGATAACCGCGTCACGCTTAAAGCTTTCTAATTCTTCGGTCATTTCGATGATCTTGCCTGTTGAGCTGTTCAGATTCTCTTCGAGTTCTGCAACTTCACCTGCAAGTTCGTCAACTAGGTCTACTTTAGACTCTGGTACGTCGATGTAGGATTCTACGAACAAGTCTTTCAGACTGCCCATAAACTTCTCTGCGATCTCTGTACGAAGGCCAGCTTGAACAGCTACCTTGTTGTCTTCCATCCACTGCTCAACTACATAGTTAAGATAGGAATCTACCTTTTCTACGAGCTCAGCTTTGGTTGTTGATACTTCTTCAGCTAGTTCTTCGTTGTACTTAGCTTCTAAACGATCAATTTCTTCTGAGAGCTTAGACTTAATAGCAGCTTCAAAAATTGTAGATGCTTTGTCTTTAAACTCATCTGAAAGAGTTGCCTCTTCAGATACCAATGCATTAAGATCATCTTCGAAGTTAGCTTCATAAGTGACTTCAGCACGTGGTGCTTCGTCGATCATGTCGCCATCATCGTCCATGTCTTCTTTATGCATCATTTCAGAATGCTTGCCATACATAGCTTGGAGAGATTTCTTATCCATCTTTCCCATGTTATGCATCATCGCAGCCATAAGAGCCGCTTTGGTTTTTGGCATTGGGTCTTGTTTCGATTGATCGCCTTTACGCTTTGGTGCATTACCAGAAGCGTCTGCAGCTGCGTCAGAACTTTTTACTGAATCAGCTTCGTGATCAGACATTTCCATGACATTCTCGTCATCATGGAGGTCAACATCTTGATCGATATTTTCTTGATCAGTCATTAGATTTGACTCCCTTAGTTATCTAATTTTTGAGTAACGAGAGGAAATTCTTGAACTCACGAACCTGTACCTCATAGAGATCTTTTCGCGGAGCTTTCTTGATTTCAGTCTCCATTTTTTCAATAGCTTGCGGTTCCAATATACCGTTATGCCATACCCAGTCGACACCTTCCATAACTCCATTAACAAAAGCAGACGGTGCAGATGGATCTTGTACAATATCAATTGCATTGAGCATAAAGTCGTCTTTGACGACCATTGCAGTACCATTGTTTTGCAAACTTCCCATACCACGAGTCGATACGCCCAGCTGAACACCACCATCGAGTAGACCTTGTACAATCATTCCCATTGGAGTTTCCAAAACTGTGGCTTTGCCCATAACATCGTTGCCCTCAAACTTGAGTTCTTCAATCTTATGAGAAACTTTATCTAGATTAACGGTCGGTCCTTCAGGGTGATTTAGCTCACCTACCGCGCGACCTTTGGAAACTTGCATATCGTTGTATTTACCAACAGCTTTTTCCATAATGCCTTTCGGATATATTCGACCGTTACGATTCTTTTG